TAAAGAAAGAGAGGGAGAGAATAGAGAAAGTTGTTCTAGACAGAAAGGCTGGTTTCAAAAAGACATATCGAGTAGCCGACAGGCACGTTTTTGAGTGTGTTACAGAAGCTGTAAACCATTTCCTAGATGATATTATAAAAGAAATCCGCAAGGATTTCCCGAAGGAGTAAAATGACAGACAAACAATGGGAGAAGAAGATAAGAAGCATCGTAGTCAATAGCTTCGCAGATACTTCTAAGAATTGGAAAGTAGAGTTTTCCTGCACCAACGGAACTGGCAAAGAAGAAATATCACCGATAGAAACCATAGTTTCAAGAGTTGGCGAGTTTATCTCCCAAGAAGTAAAGAAACAAAGGAAGAGAATAATTGGACTTATCGGAAAATGTAAAAACACAGGTGAAACAGACCATAGCGATTATTATGGAGATGAAATTGACAAACTTGTAACAACTCTTGAAAGAGAACAAAATGACTGATTGGCAACAAATAGAAGAAGCTATGGAATATTTGCTAGCAACATCTAATAATTTAACTTGGCAAGAATTACTAGGAAAGGAATAGATGAAAGAAATAACCGACCTAGACTTCCTCAAACTAAAAGACAAAGTAAGAGACTTCGCTTACGGTTTCGTTAAGTTCAAAAGAGAATTAAGAAAGATGATAAGAAACATAGAAAACCCCTCTGACACTTACATAGAGGAGAAGATAAGAGATGAGTTCACAAAGAAGTACGGAGACATATACGAACAACTATTTAGATTAAGTGAACGATTAGATAAATTAGAAAATAATAAATAAGGAGGCATTATGCCTATGATTGACGTGAGCGACGAGACTTTAGCGAAGATTAAAGACCAGCTAGGAGATGATTTTGAGCCGATTGAGGTGAACGAAATGGAAGATTTAGTGGGTAAAAAGTGGGCGTTTCAGTGTGCAAGGTACATCTACTTTGGGAAAGTTAAGTCTGTAAACTCAACTTTTATCGAGTTAGATGAGGCACAGATTGTTTATGAAACTGGAGAATGGTCGAACACAGAAGCAGATGATGTTCAAAAGGCACCAAAGGGCAAGATAATCCTGATGCGACAATCTATCGAAAGCATTTTACCAACTTTGTGGTAGAAAGGATAAAATGAACAATTACTTTTTAATTCAGGCTTACAATTTGCCTGATTGGTCGTGGTCGGGGTCGAGGTCGGGGTCGAGGTCGTGGTCGTGGTCGTGATTTTATAAGCGGTACATTCGTGTATCGCTATAAGAACTTGACATAAAAGAAAAGAAATAGTAACTTATAAGCGAGGAAATAAATGCAAATTTGTTTCAAAATCAAACAGCAAAGAGAGGGCTTGGCAGAGTCTAGTATTATCTAGCTCTTTTTTATTTGTCTTATCCAGAGTAGGTCGATACCCCTCCGATTTTCTCTGGATTGGGCAAGTACATTGAAAAGGAGATGATGCCATACGAGCTGGCCAAAGGGCCTGAAAGAACGGGTCTGGGAAGAGCAGGGACACTGCTGTGCAGTGACTGGTCAATTCGTACCACTCAAGGACTTCGTTCTTCACCATCGCAAAAACAAATGCGTAAAAGGAGGCGACACGAAGGAGAATGCTGAAGGGCGTTCTGTGTTCGGTGAGAACCTAGCTCACAGACTTGACAAGAGAGGCAATCCCACCTCAACACAGGTGGAGGAGGCGATCAACGGTGATAGTCTCAATCGGAATCAGGGTTCAGGAAGAAGACGGGTTTTGCATAGAGTCCGTACTCGTAACAAGAGAAGGAACAAACGGAAGCGAAAACTATCTCATCTCAAGAGTCGGTATGAAGAGCGGTTCCGAGACCCTAGTCGTCAGCACTCTCGCAGAAGTAAAGGCACGCCTCCTCGCTATCGTTGAGGAGGTGGTTGTATGAGGTTCCTCCAAGGCTTCAGCTACGGGGAATACTCATTCGACCTCTACTACGCCAACGGCAGGTACCACGCCTTCATCAACAAGTGTAGTAGTCAGGTGAAATACACCGTCAGCGAGTTCAGCTCCGAACAACAAGCGAGGAAGTGGCACTCTACGGCTTCACAGGAGGCTATGGAGCAACTGGAGAATGGGGTTGAGCCGAGGTAAGCAGATAGGTGTAAAATCTGGGTATCTCGTAACCGATGAGTAATAAACTAGGTTACCAAACTCCCAGAGGGTTTCGGGGGTGTCCCTAACACCTCCGACCAGACCATCATTCGCAAGGAGTGATGTCAAGATGAGAACGAGGCTAGAAGTCAGGCTGTTTCGTACAGCGTCTCTGAACATCGTGGCGACGACCTTCGTGGCGTGATGACCCGGTCTGCAAGACACGGAGGAGAGGCTTAACCGCTTCTCCTCCAACACACTAATTAAAAGGAAAAGATGAAAAAGGGACAAGTACCCAAGAAACAATGTATAAGCTGTGGCAAGTGGATGAAGCCTGTCAAAGATAGAATTACCAAAACTTATACTGGACATTTGTGGAAGTGTGATTGTTTTCCAAAAGATGTTGTTTTGTCGAGATAGGGTAATCAACTAAGAAACAGAGGTAAAGGATGAAAAAAGAACTAGAAGCAATTAAGGAATTATCTAAAACTGTAGAAAAACTACACGAGTTAGTCACTTCACAGGGAGAGTTAATTACGTTGATGCAGGAGAGAATGGATTGTGCAGAAGATTCAAAACACTATCCATCAAAGTCAGTAGCTTATCTATTAAGAAATTCGTAAGAATTTCCCCAAGATTACATCTTAGCTAGATAGAAAATGGCCGCAGGTTTCGCCCTGCCACTTGGCGGTTTTCTATCTAAGTGAGATGTAACAAAGAAACGAGCCGAAAGCCAAGTGCTGATGGTCACGCCTTTCCGCTAATCCGAGTCGGAAGATGCGGGTATAAGTGGGACAAAAAGCGTTAGCGTAACAAAGCCCACATACTTAATTAACTTGGAGACAATATGAAAGAAGAAACTGTGGAAACAGACGAAGATGGTAATATTGCAACGACAACAGAAGAACCGTTTGTTGTAGATGCAGATAATACTAATAGAAATTCGTAAGAATTTCCATAATTAAGGAGCTAGATAGAGGCAACCAAAACAACCACCCGAAAGGGTTACCTATGGAGTCAGCCTCTATCTAAGTGAGATTTATTCGGGCGGATGGTGATAATGGTAACACACCTGTTTTGCATACAGGAAACTAGGGTTCGATTCCCTATCTGTCCACCAAGCTGGACACTTAATTAACTTGGAGACCAAATGATTACACACTTGTCTAAATTATTAGCAAGGATGTATGAAACAAATCAATGTAATATTTTTAATCGTTGTAATACTAAACTGTTACAACATAAGAGCAGAGGAGAAACATAAGGAGGTAGTAGATGACATTCATAGATACATTATGGGAGATGATAGTAGCGACAATAATACTCGCCATAGTTTTATTGGGGGTGATTCAGTGCATCAGGTGCTTGAACAAGAAGCCGAAGTTGAACGAGACCGAGAAAGAGTACGCCAAGCTAATCAAGTCAGCACGACCTTGTACAAAGGAAGCTACACAGGTCAAGGCTCAGACATTAAAGTCGTTGGAACAAGCTGGGAACAATGCGTCATCTACGCTAAAAAGGCCACAGGCATTACAAGAAGCATTGGCTACGCAGGAACGGCTCAAACGCAAGGGCAAGAAGCCCAAGTAGGGGCGATAGCTTTAGAGTGGAATCACGCCTCGGTGGTAATAGCAGTATATGATGATTCAATACGAGTCGAGGAAAGTAATTATTATCGGGGCAAAATAACAAGACGAACAACACCAAAGAACCAAGTAAGAGGATATATTTATTCATAATTAGGAGGAAAAGATGAAATGGATTAAAAGATTAGATGAGAAGTTGAAAGACCACAAAGGAAAAGTGGTAGACGGTGAAGAGACAATGGCAGACGTTTTAACGTTCATACTTTATCGAACTAAAGTCAATGAAGCAGAAGATGTACTGCGGGTTAACAACAAATTAATACCAATGGTATCGGCTTCAAAGAAAGCTCTTGAGTTAGAAGATAACGATTACGAGCTAGTCAAAGGTATTGTTGAAAAGAACGAATTGCAGATGATGGTTGGTCATTTCGGTCAAATATTAATGATATTTGAAGATGAAAAAGAGGTAAAAAAAGATGCGGTTCAAAACAAAGATAAGACCAAGTGATCGGTTGTGGACAGAGTATATCAGATTAAGAGATAAAGGGATTTGTTTTAAATGTGGCAAAACGATAAAAAATAAACGCAATTCTGGTGTATCTCATTTTCGTGGTCGTAGGAAAGAATCAGTTAGATTCGATGATGATAATTGTGATTTAATGTGTACTATACCATGTCATCAAAATTGGGAACACGAAAAGAAAATTGAAGGTATAAGTGGAGCAGAATATGATGGAGAATACACAATTAAGAAAAAAGCACAATTAGGAGAAAAGAGATTTAATTTATTGTTAGTAAGAGAACGCAATATCAAGAAAAGAGACGATGAGATGGATAAATTGGTTATTGAAGCAAAGATTGACATTTTAAAAAATAACTGTTAAACAAAAAGAAATATGATGACTTGAGGATAAGAGCAAATATATCAGCTAAAGGGCAAGACTTAGAAGCTATTAAACTATATCTATGCCAGAAATAAATGAGACAGCAATAGAGGGTGCAATAACCTTAGACTTTAAAGGCAACCCCAAAATCAAGATAACAAAAGACAAACCAGAGGTAACGTTTGATTTATACTCTGATGATATTAACTTTATTAAGTCCTGCATTGATAAAACTTGGGCTTTAGTACCAATGAAAAAACCACGTCAATAACCACGAAATAACCACAATGGCAAACCCAAATCCAACATACAAGTTTCCAAAGAATAATAATGCTAATCCCAACGGAGCACCCAAGAAAGAACTGGCGATGACTGGAGCTCTTAGAGAGATTTTGTTAGAGAAGAATCCTGATACAAAAATAGAGAGGTACAAGGAGCTTTTACGAAAGGCTTTATCAATGGCTATGAGAGGTGATGGCGATATGCTTAAATACCTTATTAACAGAATAGAGGGTATGCCAAAAGGTTCAGAGAAAGAAACAAATATAAATATATTAAATGTTATCCCAGTAAAGGATAGAATATACGGAGGTGAAAGTGTTTCAGGGATTTTACGACACGACAGCGACCAAGAGGATATTCAACCTAAAGAAGAGAATTAGAGCCGTAGCAGGTGGCACAGCAGCTTCTAAGACAATATCTATACTTGTTTGGTTGATAGACTATGCTCAATCAGTTCAAAACGAAATAGTGACTGTTGTTTCAGAGTCGTTTCCCCATTTATCAGGTGGTGCGATAAGAGACTTTGAAAACATAATGAAAGCTCAAGGATGTTGGGAAGACAAGAGATGGATTAAAAGCCCAAACAGCATATACACGTTTGAAACTGGGACAAAGATAGAGTTTATATCAGTAGATACTTATGGAAAGGCACACGGTCCCCGGCGAGATGTGCTCTTTTTGAATGAGTGTAACAACTTATCGTACACAATAGCTGACCAGCTTATTACTCGTACTCGTAAGATAGTTTGGATGGACTGGAACCCTAGTGCAGAGTTTTGGTTCTATACTGAAATGAAAGACAAACGAGATGACATAAACTTCATTACTTTAACTTATAAAGACAATGAAGCGTTAGACGAGTCAACAATCCGAGAGATAGAATCCCACAGGGACAACAAGAACTGGTGGTTGGTCTATGGGTTGGGACAATTAGGAGAGCTAGAGGGAAAGATATACAAAGATTGGAACATAATAGACAAGATACCACACGAGGCACGTTTAGAGAGGTACGGATTAGACTTTGGGTATAGTAACGACCCTGCTTCAATCATATCTATCTACTACTACAACGGAGGGTATATCTTAAATGAGGAGTTGTATCAACGGGGTATGACCAACAACCAACTAGCTGACTTCTTAAAGAATAGACCTCAAGCTTTAGTGATGGCTGACTCGGCAGAGCCTAAGTCTATAGATGAGATGAAAGAATATGGACTTAACGTTCTACCTTGTACTAAAGGAGCTGACTCTGTAACTCAAGGAATAAACTATGTTCAACAACAACGTATCTCAATGACTAAGCGTAGCTTAAACCTTATAAGAGAGTACCGTAATTATATGTGGATGACAGATAAGGATGGGAATATACTAACAAAACCCGACAAAGCCTTCGATCATACTATGGATGCTACACGATATGGCTTTGAGGCATTGAAGGGAGGACAAGAGAAGAAGAAAGTATCTCACTACAGGAGGGACTATGCTGTCCGCTAGGGACTATGTAGAGATAATGACTTGTAAGAGGCTAAATAGATGCCTACCAACAGACAGAGAAGTTTTTGACCAAGAGTTTAATGAGGTATGGAACAAACTAGACAAGCTAACAAACTCACTAGCACACAACAATAAGATAGATGGCTTCGGTGAAGATGACTTAAAAGGTTTCTTTGCTATGAACGTACATCAATCACTCAGAAGAGGCAAATATGACAAGAATAGACCACCTTATGGGTTTTTTAAGACAAACTTTGACAATTTACTACGTAATTTGGTCAGAGAAATAGAAAACACAGAGAAAAAACTCTCTCCACGTGAAGATTTGTATGATTTTATAACAGATTCTGACCTTTTTGACGGTTTTCACTCACTATGAATTGTATTATAAGGTGATGAGTAAAGAAACTGATACAATTCAAGACTACGTAGGAGAGTTTACATCTTGGAAATATGAGCTAAAGAAGTATTGGACGACCATAGATAAGAACCAAGAGATGTACGAGTTCTACAAAAGCGAAGACTCTGAGACACAGAGCCAAGTTTCGTTGAACACTCCTTTTGCCATAGTTGAGAGTATGGTGTCTAAAGCTAACGACTCCAACATAAACATAACTGTCAACGCTACCGGAGAGAAGGGCTTACAAGAGATAGAGAAGTGGATAGCCTCTATATTAGAAGACGCACTAGAAGACCCAGATGTTGCTATGTTCGAGGGTACGTTCAGAAAGAAACGTGAGCAGTTCTTCAGAGACTTCCTTACTAAAGGTAATGCAGTAGCTTCAGTAGAGTGGATAAAGAAAAGAGACACCAAAGGCAAAGTTATAGCTAACAACCCTTTTGTTAAGATAAGAAACCTAAAGAGTGTTATCTTCAACCCAACTAAAACACTATCTAACTCAGATGTTTACTACATAGAGTCTCACGTTAAATACTCCGACCTTAAAAAGAACAAATACAGCACTAAAGATGACACGGGCTTATACAAGAACCTATCAAAGATAAAAGACCTAGCAAATAAGAAAGATGTTGATATAGAAGATGAATACTACTACGCAGGTAAAGAGAAGATTACTAAGAGGGGTGCTCCTATACGGATAATCGAGAGGTGGGAAGGCTCAAAGTATCTTGTTATAGCTGATGACTCAGTGATTATAAGAGAAGAAGACGATCCGTTTGAAATAGGTGGACACAACCTAGTTACCGCTATGAATTACGTTGTAGGTGAGAGACCATATGCTTATGGAGAGATAGACGCTATCTATACAACGGTGAGAGCACAAGACACTATAATCAACCAGTCAATAGACATTATAAATCGTTATTTAAGACCTTCAATAGTAGTTGATGCAATAGCCGATATGGATTTAGACCAACTCCAAGACTTGATTGAGAATGGTGGAGTTATGGAGGGCAAACCTGAGATGATAGGCACAGTACCAACTAACGTACCACCAGCACAAGCCTTCCAAACAGTTGATACCCTACAACAAGCTATAGAACGCACAGAGAGGTTTTCTCCATATTCTACAGGTGTTCCTAACAGTGCAGTAGATAAGACCGGAGGCACAGCTACAGGCATAGTTAAGATGCAACAGGCTTCAGAGCCTAACTTCCAAATCAAGCTAGATGCCCTTGAAGAGTCATTTATGCGACCAGTAGCTAGAATAGAGTTGAAGATGATAGCTAACCTTATGTCCCCAACAGACTTCAGATATGGAATGCTACAAGGTAAGACTTCCGAATGGGTTAAGGCAGGACGGAATCTACTTAAAGGAAAGCCAAAGATAAAAGACTTACTAGACATAGGCTACACCACCGAAGAGGGAGCATTGGAATACACACACACAGTTGACCCTTACACAATGGATATTATACCTATCCCTGGTGCAGATAAAGCACCGGTGTTTGATATAGATTGGTTAATAGATGTAAGACTAGACGACCAGAGTGCTGCTGACAAAGAAGAGGAAACCAACAAGTTAATGGCTTGGGTACAGTTTGCAGAACAGATTGGTAATAGATTCCACCCTGAAAGAACTGCTGTATATGTAGCTGAGAAGCAAGGTATAGAAGACCCTGAGAACTTAATGCTGACCGAAGAAGAGACAGCCGAGGAAGAACAACAGATGATGCAACAACAGCAACAGGAGCAACAGCAGGTTCAAGAACAACAACAACAACAGGTACAGCAACAACAACAAGATACGCAAGTTGAACAACAACAACAAGCTCAACAAGAGCAACAGCGACAACAGTTTGAGTTACAAAAAGAACAAGTAAAACAAAGAGGACAGTATGTTATCGGATAAATTACAAGGATTACTAGGCAGAGCTTCAATGTATTCTGGTTTATATGTGAACCCAGACTTTATAGTTTGGAAAGACGAAGTTGTAGATAAACGCCTAGAGAGTCTTAAAAAGAACATATTAGAAACAGACCCAGACAGTGAAGCACACAAGAAGTTTGTTATTAGGTATCAAGAGTTGAAATATATCACAGATGATTTCTTTAGAGTTATGAAGAAAACAGAGGACAAATTAAGGAAAGAGGAATCCTCTAAAAAGGGTTAAAGGGTTAGTCCTCTGGTCTTTTAACCCTTCTTTGAGGAAATTAACGGTTCGCCACCAAAACAACGTGCAATAGGCTCGTAACCTAAATAGCGAGAAAGATTCGTATGGCAGACGAAAATGCTACCGAAGACACAACTCCGGTTGAGGAAACTCAAGAAACAAATGATGAGGCAAACGTCAGTGAAGACGTGCAAACAGATGATACGGAAAACACTGCCAAAGGAGATTTGAGAGTACCCTTGAAGCAAACGAGAGAGGAATTGCGTGAGCTAAAAGAGAACCTCGAAAATCCAGACTTCGTTTATCAAAGAGCACAGGCACTTGGGTTGGCAGAGGAGCAACAAACGCAACAACAGCCCAGTTCTCAAACAATGACCCCGCAGCAAGTTCAAGAGACTGCGAGAAACGAGATAGAAATCTCAAAGGTTTATGAGAAATACCCTGAGCTTAGAGAAGATGAAGAGTTACGGTTTATGGTCTCTGGTTTAATTACCAAAGGCAATTCACCATTGAAAGCCGCCGATAAGGCGTTCGCTAAAATTAAAACAGCGAATAAGAAAGTTGCCGAAGATGCTGTTGAGGCAGAAAAACAAGCAAGTAAAAAACAAGATGCAGCACAGACGATTAGTTCAACGTCAGAGCAAACCTCCGATGATGAAGAGATGGATAGACTCGTTAAAAAGTCTAAAGACAAGTTCGATTCAAGAGGTGCTCAACAGGCGATGGTCGATATAGAAATACTAAAGCAGAAATAGACAGAGGACAGAAATAGAGAATTATGGCAGCAGAATCAGGAGCGTTTTCCTATAATGACGGTTCAAACAGAGAAAGTTTGTCCGCTCAAATTAAGGATATAGACGTATTAGAAACTCACGTGTCATCTACCTCTGCATCAGTACCAGTAACCAACAAAGTTCACTCTTGGGTGATTGACCCAGTTACGGCTCAATCTGCACAGGCAGGAACTGTTGAGTTATCCGATACTACGTATGCCGCTACAGACCCAACACTTTTATTGAATACCACTCAGGTTATCGAAAAAGGTGTTGCGGTAGCAGCTACAAACCAGAATACAGACCATGCAGGGTTTAAAGACAAGTGGGCGAGAGAGAAGACAAAGAAGATGAAAGAGTGGAAGAATCAGCTAGAGCTTTCAGCCGTATCTGGCACGTTGGTTTCAGGAACTGGAACAGCAGCTAGAAGTATGGACGGGCTTAGAACATTCGCTTCTACATTAGTAAGTGTTCATGGATCAGGTGTCTCATTGACATCAGCGATGTTGAATACTATGCTAAAAGAGGCTTGGACAGCAGGTTCAGACCATGACACTATCTTAGTCGGTGCAGGACTTAAACAGAGAATATCAATGTTCACTCAGAACACTACACAAAACATTGATGCTGACGAGTTCAAGTCCGTTGGTAGAATAGACGTCTATCAGTCAGACTTTGGCACACAGGAAGTGGTAAAACACCGATACGTTGAATTGGATGCAGTTACAGCTAACCTTGTAACTTACATCAAAGACTTCGTTTATATGGGTGTGATGGATGAGGTTCACTACGAAGACAGAGCAAAGACAGGTTACTACAGAAAAGGTGCTATCGTTGGTGAATACACTGTAGAAGTTAAGAATGAAAAGGCAGTTGGTTACTATACACTGTTGAAATAGATTCTTTAGCCGGAGGGGCTTCGTGCCCTTTCGCTAAACAATTTACCAGGGGACAAGATGATAGACTTCGATGAGAAGAAGAATAGGAGAATAGCTCAAGCTAAAACTAAAGCTACTGACCACCAGTGGGAGCTTGTTGATTCTATTATTAAAAGTTTCATTGCTACCTACCCTAAGCAGTGGATAGCTTTTACTAATATGTTAAAGGCTGAGAGAACCACATATCAACTAGCTACTAAGGATAATAAAGAGATGAGACAAGCCAACTGGCGTAATGTACTAGCCTTCCCTGTCATTGAAGATAATGAGGGTAATCAGGTTGACTCTATCAAACCCCTTATAGACAAGATAATCCCTGAACTAACACATAGAGACTCAGTTAATATGCCTAAGTTTATTAAGAAGTACCCAATGCTATGTCCAGCAGAAAAATACTAACGTTCATGGTAGGAGATATGTTCCACAGAGGACACCTCAATCTACTTGAGAGAGCTTCTAAGTTGGGAGAGGTTATAGTCGGTGTTCCAACGAACTGGCAGATAGAGGAATACACCAAGAAAGTACCACTAGGTATACCTTTTGAAGATAGGTTGAGGATAGTGTCAGCTTGTAAGTTTGTTTCTTGGGCTTTCGGATACGCTACTGATAAGGATATGACTGACTCGATTCAATACATCAAACCCGACCTATATGTCAGAGGTGATGATTGGAAAGACTTTCCTGGTAAAAAAGAGTTAGTAAAACAGAGGATTAAAATAAAATATTTACCATATACCACAGGGATATCATCAACTAAGTTAAGAGGATGAAAGTAATAATTGACACCGAAAATGAAGAGATGTGCTACCTCCACAATGGCAAGTGGCTCAAGAGAACAGGCAAATGTAAAAAGTGTGGCTCTTGTTGTATAGGATGTATGCACTTGTTGGCAAGTAATCTTTGTGGGATAAAGAAGCAATATGGTAATCACTTCTTTCAATGTCAGCTAGGTACAAGACCAGACGAGAAGAGGCAAATAGTATTAGATAACTGTAATCATAAGTTTAAGGAAACCACACTAGAGGAGTGTTTATGATTTTAATCATCACCACAACCACAGGATGTCCCAATAACTGCTCGTACTGTCCCCAAGAGCTGTATTTAAGCCGATACAAGGGGGTTAAAACGCTTACATTGGATAATTTCAAGAAAATACTCAAGAATGTACCAAAAGATGTCAAAATAGACTTCTCTGGGTACTCTGAGCCCTTCCAGAACCCTAAATGCTCGGAGATGATAACCTATGCCTATACTCAGGGGTATAAGGTGCAAGTGTTCACTACATTGAACGGATTTACCGAGGAAGATGCTATAAAGCTGAAAGATGTAAAGTTCGAGAGGTTCACTCATCATAATGTAATTCCCGACCAGTACATACCAGACTTTATAGACGATACCATCCTCCCAGAGGTTTTAGACAAGACCACTCGTGCTGGTGCATTGGGAGATAGACAAATGGTGGTTTCTAAGGGTTGCAAGATGGATGACAATGATAATATGAGCAAAGATAAGTTCAGTTACAACTCGATGACTCCTAATGGAGATGTGTACTTGTGTTGTATGGATTGGGGACTTGAACATAAACTAGGTAATCTATTTAAAACTAACCTCAAGGACTTACAGAGAGATGATATGTATGACCTGTGTCATCACTGTGAGTATTCAAAATGCTAGGTAAATTAAGATCAGCCAAAAAGATACTAGATGACGCTAAAATAACCTTCTGGCTAGATTGTGGCACTCTGTTGTTTGTTATAAGAGAACATAGGATGGATAAGACCGATACAGACTTCTCAATCCACAAAGAGGATACTGATAAACTGTTACTAGCACTGCCTAAGTTCGAGGAAGCTGGTTTTCAGATGCGAAGGATGTACGTTCACCCCAAGTATGGACTGGTGGAGATATCGTTCAGGAATGAAGGGTTTGGCTTAGATATATTTGTCCGTCAGAGAGTTGATAAGTTTGTTGTGGGGATTACCAGATATGAGAGAGGGTTTGTGGCTTGGGGACAACCAGCCAAGTTCTTCAAGAAACTCCGCAAGAAGGACTTTGATGGTAGGAGATATAACATACCAGATGACGTTGAAGGTTACCTGGCATATTTCTTTGGTGCTGATTGGCGTACACCTAAACCAAATTGGGACTCTTCAGAAGACGCTCCCTGTATTAACGAGAGGTTTCTATGATACTGAGAAACGATGACATAGCAGTAGATAGCAACGTTAAAAGACTTAAAGAGATTTCCGATGTAATAGAGTCCTTTGGACTTCGAGAGACCTATTCAGTCATTCCTTATGGTAGAACTGTCTATGCGGGGGAGTTTGTCGGGGATAATCGGGCAATAGAGAAGCTGGTTGGGGATAAGAAGCTAGAAGAGAGCCCTAAGGTGGTTAAGTTCTTAAAAGAACAGATCAAGAAGGGTCATCACATAAGTTTACATGGTTGGAAGCACGTTTTAGTCAATGAGTACCCCGATGCAGTTGAGCGGATAATCGAGGCTAGAAAGTACCTTGAGAGACTGTTGGACACAGATATTAGCTTATTCACACCTCCATATAACAATATAAACTACGATTTAACAATAAGAATACCTTTACTGGTATTACTGGAGACAGAAGACCTTGAGAACAGTATCGTAGCCCATAAACAACTTACAGGGGATTGCTACTACCACTGGTGGAGCATCGACCCCGTAGAGTTAAAGAAACACTTATCTGCACACTATGACGTTCCTAATTAAAACCTTCTTTAGAGAAGACAAGCTGTTCCGACTGATAGATTCTATCAGAGCCAACTTTAAGGACTTCAAAATAGTGATAGCTGACGACTCTCTCCTTACAGACGCTAAGACGGCTGTTTATAATCAACTATCAGCCGAGGGACACAAGATACTCTTGCTCCCCTTTGACTCAGGACTCTCGTATGGCAGGAACCAACTGCTAGAGAACTCGGAAGGGGTGTTTGTGATGTGTGATGATGACTTCGTATTTACAGAAGACAACGGAGTGTTAGAAGCTACAGAACTCTTAGCTAAGGCTGATATAGTAACTGGCAACCTCTACACTGGTAGAGCGTTCACAGCCAATAACTACAAGCTGAAGGTGAAGCACAACGCTGCACACAAAATTGCTACAGAGAGTGATGAAATAGATATGGGCATCAACTTCTTTGTATCAGATAACCACGATATGAGGTGGGATGAGAAGATTAAGATAAACCACGAACACCTGGACTTCTTCCTCTCTAATGAGCTAGATGTTAGATACTGCCCAGCACTCAAGGTTAAGCATGACACCTCGTCTTCAGGGGATGAGTACAAAGCGTACAGAGACAGACAAGACGATTACTTCTTTGATAAGTGGAACATAGATGAGATAATAGAAGGAGATATAATAATAAGGAGGAATAATGATTGCGTTAGCGATGATAGTGAAAGACGATAGTGAGGTTAAGGAGCTAGAACAGTGCTTGAAGTCTGTGGATAAGTATGTGGATAAGATATACATCACAGGCACAAACAAGCCAGACAAGAAGATTCAGGAGATTACTAAGAAGTACAAGGGAGACTACTCATTCTTTAAATGGTGTGATGACTTCTCAAAGGCTAGGAACTTCAACTTTAAACAAGTTCCAAAGAAGTACGAGTTTATCCTATGGTTGGATGCTGATGACGTTGTACTTAATGCTAAGAACATACCTAAGCTTGTAGAGAGTATGGCTGATAAAGGTGTTGATTGGGTCAACCTAGCCTATCTGTACGCCAAGGACGAAGATGGCAGAGTCGTTGCTAGACAAATTAAACCTAGGATACTAAGAAACAACACTTCTAAGTGGGATAAGTCAGTACACGAGTGTTCTTCACAAACCAAACAGATAACCCTAGTAACTGATGATAGTGTGGTGATAGACCATCGTTCTCACGACATGGAAGGTAAGTCAGAGAGAAACCTCAAGATACTCATAAAGGAATACGAAAAGGACAAAGACAAAACCGATCCTCGTACATTATTCTATATAGCTCAAACTCTATATGGGATGAGACTGTGGGCTGATGCTGCTCAGTTCTTCACCGCCTACTCTAAGAAGTCTGGCTGGGATGAGGAAAAGTACTTCTCTCTTCACTCGTTAGGACATTGCTTGGTTCAGTTGGGAGAGCTGGACGCAGCTATAGATACAGCCTTTAATATGGTTAAACTATTCCCCAACTGGTCTTTGGGATATTTCGACCTATCAGAATACTACTCTTTAAAGGGAGACCACAACAAAGTAGTAGAATGGACACAGGTTGGGTTAGAGAAAGAGAGACCATTCACCTTCAACTTTACTAATGACCTAGACTACGAGTACTACCCACTAGGCAGACTAGCTGATTCTTACCTACAACTACACAACTTCAGAGCTGCACACGATATAGCCAAAGACCTATATAAGAAGTACCCAGACGATATAACCAAGGAACTTGAAAAATCAGCATCAGACTTCTTATTAAAGGATAAGTTTGTTGAATCCTTTACTAAGTCGGTTGATATGATACGCAGAGAAGATAGACCTAAGGCTGCTAAAATGTTTGATTGCCTACCAAATGTACTAGATGATGATATTAGAATCCAACAGATGAGGTTCGAGGTAGTTCCACCTAAGAAGTGGAAGGATGTTGTAATCTACTGTGGTAAGAGTTTAGAGAACTGGGCTTACCCCGCCCTCTTCTCAGGTATTGGTGGGTCGGAGGAGATGGTCATAAGGATGTCTCAAGAACTAACTAAACTAGGATATAAGGTTACTGTCTTTAATGATTGTGGAGAGTATGCCGGAACTTACGATGGGGTTGAGTACATACCCTACTACCACTTCAACTCAAGGGATAACTTCGACACCTTGATAGCTTGGCGAGTACCATCGTTCTTTAAGATTGATATAAAGGCTAAGAAGAAGATAATCTGGTTGCATGACCTTGCTTACCCAGAACAGTTTGACGACAAGGCAACCGAGAATACAGACAAGTTCATATTCCTATCAGACTTCCACAGAAAGAATATGCCAAACATACCTGATAGTAAAATCTTTATATCAAACAATGGGATAGTCCCAGATGAGTTTAAAGACAAGAAGAAAAAGAAACCTTACTCAATGTGTTGGACGAGTTCGTATGACAGAGGTTTGCTTCCATTCATGGAAAACATATTCCCTATAATTAAGAAGGCAATACCCGAAGTAACATTCGATGTGGCGTATGGTTGGCAAAACATAGACAAAGAGATGGATGTAATGCCTGAATTCAAAGAACTAAAAGAGAAGCTAGTTAAACTCCTAAAGCAAGATGGTGTCAATCACCTAGACAGACTTAACAAGGCAGATGTAGCAGAACTGTATAAGAAGTCTGTATGTATGCCTTACGCTTCAGAGTTTGGAGAGACCAACAACATCAGTAGTCAGAAAGCTCAAGCAAGTGGTTGTTATGTCATAACTACCCCAGACGCAGGGGCAACACCTGAATATCTAAAGTTTGGCGAACTTATAGATGGTAAAGGGATTTATACTGACAAAGACCAACAGGCAAAGTTCGCTAAAGCGGTGATAGACTACCTTAAAAAGCCTAAAAACGCACCAGAAGGGCTTGTGGAGGCATTTAGTGTCAAAGAAACAGCTAATAGTTGGAAGAAGGGGTTGTTGTGAAGCTAAACAAGAAAGGCGACTACCAAATCTATACCAGACCAAACCCTAGATTCGATGATGAGTTCGTCTTAAATGAGATATGGGAGACAGACACCTACAGATTGAGACCTGAGATGTTTACTGGTGGCTGGATACTCGACATAGGAGCTAATATAGGGGATTTCACAATATTTGCCTCTCAGTATGGGAAAGTTAGAGCTTACGAGCCTCAACAAAAGAACTTTGGGATGCTTTCTATGAATGTCTCCCTCAACAAAGACAAGTTCAAGCATAAGGTGGAGATATTTGAGCTGGGTATAGGTGAAAAAGGTAAGTTTACTATAGATAACTCATCAGGACACTCCCAAGTAGGTAAGGCTGGCGAAGAGTGTGAGTGTATCACCATAGACGAGGCTACTAAGGATATAGACGTGATAGACCTCTTGAAGATTGACATAGAAGGCTCGGAGTATGAATTGTTTGAAAACATATCCGATGAGACACTTAAAAAGGTAAGATATATAGTAATGGAGATGCACTCCTGGCGTTGGAGAGATGAGAAGAACCCAGGCTCTCCAAAAGACCAGGAAGCAGTGGTAAAACACAAACAATTAGTAGATAAAGTAAATAAATGGTTCGACTGCACAAGATGGTCGATATACGATTCAACAATAGGCGGTAAGAACAGAAACATAGGAGGTGTCGAATGAATAAAGTGGTCTTTTTTCAAGGAAGTTTCGACCTGATTAACTGCGGCCACGTTCGGGCCTTTGCACTGGCAAAGTCTTACGGCGACATTCTCGTTGTAGGACTCAACACCGATGAGCTGATTGGAAAGGATAAGAACCGAGAGGCAATTATCCCTTACTCTCAGCGAAAGGAGATAGTTGAGGGCAACCGACACGTTGACCTCGTTATCCCCTGCGACCAGGAACTGGCTCTTCCCTACTTGAAGGCACTAGACGCTGATGTCTTTGTGCTTACCAAGGAGTGGGAGGAGCGTCACCGAGAGACTGGCATCAAGTGGATTCGTGAGAAGGGCGGAGAAGTTGTATTCTCCCCACGTTGGGGGGATATTCTCTGTTCGTCTGACATCCGCAAACGTATCATCGAGGGGGGCAAATGAAGTCCCCCTCAGTTCTTTTTGCTACTAAAACGTGGAAAGGTGATTACCACCACTTCTTGCAGAGTGCTTTTGAAGACAAATGGAAAGATTGTAAGTATGACTTTACCGATAAGTGGTTGATGATAAATAACGGAGTGCCAGACGGTGCTTTGAAGGGAATAGAAGTAGAACCCTTAGTAGATGAGGTCTTGGACTTTTTCAAGTTGACTAGAGATGACTTCAAAGATAATAGGTATGATGGTTTCTGGTACTCTATCGCTGAACTAACTGCTATTTATAAGGCTAAAGACTACGAGTACCTATGTTGGGTACAGGGTGATTGTAGAATAACCCCACCTTATGATTGGGTTACTCAAGGCATAAAGGAGCTTGAGAACTGCTCTGTAGTCGCTCCAAGTTCAGAGGTGAACACTTGGCATGGCAAAGACGGTTTAGACCACTTCTTCTCAGATCAAGCCTTTCTGATTAAAGTGGATGAGTTTCGTAAGCCTATTTATGGAATTAAAGGGTATATGAAAGAATACCCTATCTATGGGGGGAACTACTTTGAGATGATGGTTGGAAAGTATTTGCATAAGACTAAAAAGCATAGAAAAATAATTGAGGAGGCTTATTATGAACATGAAGTCTATTGATAAAACTAACAGGAAGAAAGTCCAAGCTGTTGTGCCTTTGTACATCAACTCTCCGTCATTGTTTCCAATAGTGACTGACTTCTTTGAGTCGATGGAAGAACACTACCCCGATATTGAGTTGATAGTGATTGATGATTGCTCGCCAATGAAGCATAGCTTCCCTATAACCCATCAGAACAAAAAGAACATGGGATTTACCAAGACTGTAAATAAGGGATTAAAGCTCTCTAAAGCTGATGTGATACTTGTCCTCAATGATGACTTAAAAATCGCTAAAGGGGACTTAGACCGATACTACTTAATTAGTGGACTAGGTATATGGAGCCCTAGGGATACCGCCTCTGATGATTCTGATAGATTCGGTGCTATTTGGGGATTGACCCGTCAGACGTTAAATAGGTTGGGGTTTATGAATGATAAATTCAAAAACTACTTCTCTGACAACGATTACTACCAACGAGCCAAGAAGCTCGACATTCAAATAGTAAAGTGGCACGACATCTGTGTTGAACATAGAGAAAACGCCACCTTTAAGAACGAAGACAAGGAAAAACTTTTCAACGAGGACAAAGACGCATTTTTCTCCTAAATTGTATTATAAGGTGGAAACTAGAAGAGGACAGAAAGATGCTAAATGACATTGTTAGAAATCAAGAACTTCGTAGCTGATATGATTGGAACAGGCGATGGGACTACTTCTGTTCCAAAAAGAGATAGATTGATAAACAGAGCTAGAGCTAAGTTTTACTCTGAAAGAAAGTGGTCTTATTTACTAAAGACTGCTACTTTGAACTTCACTTCTCAAGTAGCTGACATCTCAACTGATGCTGATGATTTTAATTACAAATGGAACCCTAAAGCTATTTACACTTACTCGGACACTCATAAATACTATTACACTCTTGTTGATTGGGACGAACTCGAAAGATACAGCACTGGTTCCTATGTTTATGCCATTGATAAGGCTTCTGAAGAACTAAAAATATCTCAAACTGACGCTACAGTTAGTATGGACTATTACTATTTACCAGCCGATAAGACTGTAGGTACTGATGATGACTCCGATGCAGAACCAGCACCAGATATAACTCCTATCGGTCTTTTATCTTTGGCTATGTGGTATCTAGGTTCACGTCAGGCTAGGGGTACTTATCAGCTATTCAAAGAGGAATATCAAAAAGAACTTGCTATGGCTATGTCAAACGACCCTAAAGCAATAAGAAGATTCAACCAACCAGAAAAAACTAACGAAGGATATAAAAGTTAATGCCAAAAAAGTTCGAGGATGACAAAACCAAATCCTACAATCTGCCCAACTTCTTGGGTGGATATAATTCTTATGCTTCAGGTAAAGCTACTGTAAAGGATAACGAGTTTCCTTATGGATTAAATGTTGTTTTGGATAACAACGGTTCGGTGATGAAACGAAACGGAAGTGCTAGATGGGGTGGAGAAATAGCTTCAGGTAAAGCCATACGGGGTTTGGGTTGGCTGTATAATAATTCTTTAAATATGGTTATAGCAGCCGCAGGAACGGGTTGGTATTACGCAGACGGAGATAACGCAGGGGTACTATTAACAGGCAAGACTTTTACTAACGACAAAACGACTCATTTTGCACAGTGTATAGATAGGCTATACGGAGCCAACAATACAGACAATTTATGCTATACGGATGATGGAGAAGCGGTAACAGATGTTACTTCAAATGGGAATATTGGAGACTACCCTACCTATTACAATCAGCGTCTTTATATGACTAATGCTACCTATAAGGATAGGGTGTACTACTCAAACCCAATCACTTCTACAGAATATTCTTATGCTGTGGGTAACTTCGGAACTTTTAACACAGTTTTAGAAGACACTCCTAAGAAGAACGCTGGTTTTATAATTCTAATTCCTGGCGGTGGGGTAGTGATAACACGAATATATAAAGACAACTCAGCTGGGGTTGACTATATTTACGCTTATACCAAAAGACACGGAATATGGAGGATAGCTTACTCTTCGATAAATACAGATGGTTCAATAGCACACTCAATTATTCAGATAGTTACTGCTAATGGTACACCAGCCGGTGATTCGGTTGTTAAGGTGGCTAACGATCAATGGTTTTATGGAGGAGATAACCTTTACACTTATGGTGAATCAGCTACTTATCAGAATCTAAGAATAACTACTAAGTCAGGAAGAATAAGAACCGAAATAAATGCAATCAATCCAGCAGGTAAGTCGGGTGTGGTAGGGGGGTATCTAAGAGATAGATTATATTTTGCTTATCAAGTAGGCACTTACAACGATAGAATGATAGTTTACGATATAAGAATGAACGCTTGGGGTTCGCCTTTGTCAGGGATAAATACAAACTGCTTCCTAGAATACGAAGACGCAACAGGAAATATGAAACTTCTAAGTGGTTCGTCTAATTCGGCTGATTCTTACATATATGAACTTGAAAGTGGTACAAATGATGTCTCAACTGCTGTAAATGGGTACTTTGAGACCAAATCCACTGACTGCAAGACTTCACTTCTAAAAAGGTTTGCTTTCATAGATGTGTTTTATACAACTTTATTCGGAGTGGTAACTTATGAGGTGTGGATAGACGAAGCTCTCTCTTTAACAGGACAAGTACAGATAGGTAACTCCTCAGATAAACCGGCAGGTATAGGTTCGCTTCCAATAGGAACTTTTAAAATAGGTGCTGAATACGACACTAGCACTACTTTCGCAAGTTTATCTCAAAACTCTTTCTTTAGAATAGACACCGCATACGCTGAAGGGCATAGAGTATCTGTAAGAATTACAAATAATGTAGCTAGTGAACAATTTAAAATAGACGGTACAACAATTTATTACATCCTCGGTGATGTTTACGAGGAATAAGGAGCAATATGGCTAAATACACTTTACAAACAAGAACAACTGACACTTTGAACGGAACAATGGCGGCTTCGGCTGTCTCTTGTACACTTTTAAGTGGTAACTTCGGTTCACCAACAGGAAAGCAGATAATAACTATAGATTACGATGTCTCCGCTAAGGCTGCTGATTTTCTATGTACTATCGCAGATACAGCAGTGACCTCGATGACTCTATTAAATGGTTCAGATGTAGAACACACCACAGGAGCTAATGTGGCTATGACTTTCGTAGATGAACATTATTCTTTACTAATGAATACTCAAAATGATGGTTGGCTAGACCCTGTTGAAACTTGGGCTTATGCCTCGGCTTCTACAATCACAGTTCCATCGGGGGCTGCTGCTAGGTATGCAGTAGGAGATAAGATTAAATGGACACAGACTACAGTAAAATATGGAGTAATAACTGGAATAGCAGATACTGTACTTACAATAGCTGTAAATACTGATTATGTAGTAACAGACGCTACAATCTCTGCTAATTACTATTCAAAGCAGGCTTCACCAGTAGGATTTCCAGTATGGTTCGCTTGGACACCAACTTGGACAGGTTCAGGCACACTGACATATGCTTCAGTAACCTATAATAGACAACACTTTGCCATTATCGGTGGAGTCTGCTTGATAAACCTAAACATAGCAGGTGGAACAGTAGCTAATTCAGATACAAATATAGGAATGACACTACCAGTTGATTGTATAGATGGAAATAGTATTGGCGGTATGACACAAGGAACAGACGATGGGTCGGTAAAGAATGTTGCCATAAAAGACGATGGAACAACTAATAGTTGTGACTTTGCCCTAGTGTCAGGAAACTGGACAAACGGAACAGTCACATTTATAGCAAACTTCGCTTATCCGATAGTGTAAAAATTCGTAAGAATTTTACATAAATAAATAAGAAAGGAA